CTACTTTTCAGTCTTCGAAGCGTAGTAGCGTCCGCCTTCAAGGACCATGCTCTTCGCTGGGTATGCCAGCGCAACTGGCGGCTGCGCAGTCTGCTCGCTGCTATCTTCCTGCGCCGTCACGTCCGGCGAAAGCCGCTTGACCTGCTCCCGTACGATCTGGTTGTCAGCAATGTTGATCATCAGGGATCCACCTCATTGAACCAAGTAGTTTTGTCGAAGCGCTCGCCGTTCGCGCAGGGCACTCGCGCGACCCAACGCCAGTCGTCCGGTAATTCGCCGTCGACGCCGCCAAGCATCACGACCACGAAGGTGCGCTCGACGCCCTCAATTGTGGCAACCTGAATCTCCGCTTCCTCCAGAACCTCAACGCCATAGGGCAGCGCGACAACCTGGCTCAGGACCGCGGTCGTATTCCGATCCCTTAGTTCTTCGGTGATATCGGCTGCGTAGTAGCTGATCTCGTCCCGGTCCCGATCTACCATCCACTTCTCACCGACCTTAATTGGAACTTTCACATCCATCTCTCTGATCCTTATCCTCTTTCCACTTCCTTCGAAAACAACGACCCGGCTACCACTTCCCTCGAAGACCACCACCCTGCTCCCACTACCGCCGAACACGACCATGCGAGACGAATGCACCTTTGAAATATCCAAAGCTTTCGCAGTCCTGGCCGTTGCTGCGAGCGCCGGGCCGGCAAGGGTCAACGACAGCGCGCCCGTGACCGCCAAGCTGGCCGTCGCCGCAAGCTTGGCGCCGTCCAATATCTTCGATAGTGCTCCTTCGATGCCGTCAGGCCCGGGCAGCTCGGCCTCGACGTAGGCGCTGGCTGCGAGCACGGCCGGTGCCAGAGTCTTCGTCAGGCCCGCGTTCAATGCGATCGCGGCCGCCGACGCCAGGGTCGCCTCTTCCAAGGTGGCGCTCAGCTCGGCGCCAATCGGACTTAGCCCGTCATCGATCGTCGTCGCGCGGACTTCGTCGATCCGAATCTGATTGACGTTCGCGCTGGCCATCCGGAGACCGGCGTAGCCAGGGCCTGCGATCGTCGCATCGGTATGCGGCCCAAGACGGACAACGCCGTCGACGAGCACGCTGATCTGGTCCTCATCCATCTTGAGGGCCAAGATTGGTTCAGCACCAGCCGGATAGTTCATCGGCGTCGACAGCAACGTCACCGTGGTGCCGTTCAGGAATCGCGCCAGCACCAGGCCGGAGGTATTGTTGACAAATCGCGCCTGGTAAAAGGTTAGAGGCGCGCCGCCAGGCCCGGCCATTCGGCCGCAGACGCCAACCGATGGGCTGCCCGCGGCAGTCGCGAAGAAGTGCTTCGCGCTTACCTCGTAGTCTGGGCTTGGCGCAGGGTTGTCGCCCCAGCAGTAGACGGCATTCGTAGCCGAGCTCATCGAGGCCCGGCCGCCCACAACCTGCATTGCCCCATTACTGCCCGATACAGTCGAGCGCACCAGGCCTGTTCCAATGTTCTCGAGCAGCACGCCGTCAGGCGCTACGAAGTCCTCCGACAGGAACCTTACAGCCGCCATGTGTTATTCCAGCGCTGCGGCGCGCATGGCGATGTTCGCCAGCAGCTCGCCGAAAGTCCCGGCCTGGTCGAGAACATCGCGCCCGATGTTCCGCCGCGTTAGCGCGACAATCACACGCGTCGTGTCGATGCTTGCCAGCGGTGTGTCGTGCGGCACGTAGGGCAGCGGATCAATGGAAAGATCTTTTTCCATTGCCGTGATCGCCTCGGGGGATTCGTTGAACACCTCGACCAGCCCCCAGTTGTTCAACGGCACGCCATTGACGTCCATCGGACAGGACCAGCCCCAGCCGACCCGATAATTGGCCACGCTCGGGCGCCATTCGTCGGCGTCCGGCGTGCCGTCGCCGATCAGGTCGGCCAGGTAGTGGCGCTTCATCAAGCGTTCCCGTCGGTCAGCGTGAAGCCGGTAACCGAGATTGCCTGCCCCTGCGCCAAGTTCAGGTTGTCGACCGTCATGTCGGCCGTGGGATCGCCCGTAAGGCCGACCTTGCCCTGCTGGTGGCAGGTCGTGCCGGTCGAATCCATGATTGCGAAATGACCGATGGTCATGCCCGCGCCCGCCGCAGCTGTCCCAACGCCCGACCAGTTGCCGGCGAAGGCCTTGGAACCGTTGGCGGCCTGAGCCATCCAGTCGGACGACAGAGCCAAATCCGCGCCCAGCGTACCGGTGCGCGCTGCTGCGCAGTTGGCTGGTTGGGCGCCGCTGTAGAGGTGCAGCTTCGGCGACGGACCGATTGCTGCCTCGAACGCATCGAGGCGGGCATTTCGCACGGCCACGGAAAATTGCTGAGCCATAGTTCTTCCTTAAAATTTAGTTTGAGCGTTCTCAAGCGGTTTGCGGCCTGCGTCATGCGGGATGGGCACCCCCGTCATCGTTACCCTTGTCGGTGGTCGGGAGATTCCCACGCTGCATGAATAGCACCACATCCAGGATGCCCATTTCGCGAAGCCGGTCGATATCGCCCTTCATCTCAGCATGGACGACCTCAGGGTCGTAGCCGCGCTGCCGGATCTTCTCGCTGATGCTGCACAGGCCGGCCGCGATCTCGGCCTGGTCGGCCTTTACTTCCTGTTCAGGATTGACGTAGTCCCACTTAGGCGGGCTGAAGTCGACCGCCTTGTCGGCCACCTTGATCAAGCGTGCCAGGTACGCATGTTCGACAAAGGCGTCGTGGATCGGGACCAACAGCTTGGGAATGAGGGTCAGCCATTGCATCTGCCGGACCGAACGCCGGAAGTCCAGAATGCGTACCCGTGCGCCACTGAAATTGACTTGGTTCAGATCACCCGTCATCAAATGGTAGGGAATGCCGATACCCGCGGCGATCAGGTGCAGGGCAAACTTGACGTACTCCACGTAGCCGGGCGCGGCCTTCGGTTCGACAACGGTGAAGTTGAGCCCGCTGGGCATCCCGAAAATGTTGCCACCGCCCAGCTCGCCCAGGTCACGTACGCCACCACTCTGCGCCTCGCCCGCGCCGCCCATCGACGCCGGGTTGTCCATCGCATTCATGTCGCCGCTTGCCAGGACCGACAAGCGGCTTTCCAGGTTCTTGCGTGCAATCTCGGCATCTTCATACAGCTGGAGGTCGCGCACTCGGGCGATCACCGGGGCCAGGCGCGTGAAGCCTCGTCCCTGGCCCGGTCGGGCCGGGTTAAACAGGTGAATGATCTGGTTCGCAGGAACGCGTTGACTTTGCGCGCGCCCGCGGGCGACAGCGATATCGCCGGGATGCTGATCCCACAGGTAGTACGCGGCGACGGCGCCCAGCATGTCGTACTCGATTCCGTTGACGATCTGGTTGCCATTGAGCGTGCCCGAGCGGGCGCTATCGAGCCAGTCGATTTCGAGCAGCTGCAGCTGAAGCGGCACAGGCAAGTCATCGGAAGCGCGGCGCGTGCGCTTTCGCACCAGCACCTCGCCGTCCTGCTCCATAGCCCAGTATGCTGCCTTGATCAGGCCGAAGTAATCGAAGCGGCCGTCGGCATCGCACACCTTCCACCAGTCCTTGAGCAGCTGGTTGATCCGCCCCCGCTCCGGGCCGGTCGCGCGGGGGATGATGCCCTCACCGACCGTGGCCGCGACCAGGCCGTCGAGGCCCGCCCAGATGTAGGGGACATTCTGCACCAAGGCGCGCGCCTTCACGCGTAGCGTGCGGGCGTCAGCCTGGTGGTCCGCATTGGCGCTCGCGCCGGCGCGGCGTGGCCGCCATGTGTCGCGCGGGCTGGCCGCCTCGTATGCACGCTGCAGCTGACGACGGGCGAAGTGCCGGGCAATGCCGGCGTGCGGATTCACGTAGCCGACGATGCGATCGATGATGTTGCGCATCAATCGCCCCTATGGGTGGTGAAACCGAACCGGAACACGCGCGGGCCGCGGTTCTGCAAGCTACCGCTGACAACCTTCGCGGTATGCTCGCGCGCGGCGATCATCTGCGCGGTGTTCTGATAGGTGATGCTGCGGCCGTCGAACACCACCGACAGTGCGCCGGAGGCGATCGCGGCGTCCAGCGCGTCGAGGTCATTTTGAGAGATAGCCATGCCCCAACGGTAGCGGGACGGCTGTCTCATTTCTCGGAAAACTGAGACTACCTTGTTTTCAACAAACTGAATTAGGTTATCATACAGCCATCTAAAATTAGGAATCTGACAATGTTATCTCCAGCCATCTCACTGATGTTAAGCACGGTCCGATTACACGCTTCCGGCGGCACAGCGCCGAATTCAGTGGGTACTGGATATTTTTATCACTTCCCGTTGGACGAGCCGAATCATAACGTCCCGGTAATTATTACCAATAAACATGTCGTAACCGGTCGGAAAATTTTAACCATTAACTTGCAGATCTTTCCATCGGCAAACACCCTGAACCCGGACGGCAGTGTTGACGGAGAAGTCCGTTTCCCCGTGACGATGGCAATCGAGGATGTTGTGATCCCTCACCCGGATGCGAGCGTTGATTTATGCGCTGTACTTATCGGTCACGTTTTCAATGCATTACCTGCGGGAATGTCTCCCAAAAGCTGGATACTTTCACCGGCAAACCGCCTTACTACCGACGAGCTCACTTACACTAGACCGATCGAGCCCATCATGATGATCGGGTATCCGAATGGCCTTTGGGATGAAGTAAACAATCGTCCAATCGCTCGGCAAGGCACAACTGCTTCTCATCCATTGCAAGGTTGGAATGGTCAACGTTATTTCGTCATCGATGCAGCGTGTTTTCCTGGATCAAGTGGTTCGCCGGTTTTCTTGTATGAGGATGGTCTCTACAGGGACTCAGCAGATGGTTACACTCCGGGAACTCGGGCCCGTCTGATTGGAACGCTTTGGGGCGGTCCCGTCTTTACTGCCGAAGGAAAACTTGTGCCGCGTGCGATTCCGACGAATGCAATCGTAGTGCCCGAGGTGCAGGTTATGATGAACTTAGGATACGTTGTCTCGGCAGATGCCTTAGATGACCTTGCTCCCCTAGTCGTCGCCCGAGCAGGGGCAGCAAGATGACCACTATCTTAGCGGGCGCTTCGCCCGCCGTCTGTCTTTATAATTCGATACACCGATGCTCTGCTGATCTTAAGCCGGCGCGCGACTTCGGTTGCGTTGCGGCCGTCGAATAGCCGTAAGACCTCCAGCATGATCCGCTCGCGCTCGGCCTTCGGGCGTCGAGGGATATAGGTTTCGATGCCAGCGAATTCCCGGCGCGCCATCTGCTTCAGGTCAGCAACACGCTCCCTCATCTCAGGAAACTCGATTGAGATAAACTCGAAGATTGAGTCAATCAGATCGGGGTCGTCGAGAACTTCGTTGCTCACCACTGCCTCCCGACGGGGCGGCGCGGTTGAGATGTTATGGTCGATTGCGGTTTCGGTTTCCATGGTTCTTGTGCTGGTAGTGGCGCTGCGGTTGGTACAGGTGCAATCGACTTGGAAGCAGAGATCTCTGCGGCTGCGGGCGGCTCGGTCGACGCGGGATCGCTGAACAGATCAGGCGTAGCAGGGATAACGTTCTCGCGTACCATCTGCCACTGACTAGCCGTCTTTTTGTGCAGCCCAAGGTAGTGAGCCGCCGCCAGGTTGTAGACCATCAAGTCGCCGGCCTCGTTGCGGTCGTTTTTCTTTTTTTCCCAGACCCGCACCTTGCGACCGCGCTTCCAGACGGTCACGCTGTACTCGGCGGTGAGCTGGTCGTAGTACTCGTCCGGCAGGCCCTCAGGGAAGTGCGTAGCGCCTGGACCGTCAGCGAGGTGGTAGCGTTTCGCCAGGTAGTCCTTCGCCGTGTCGGTACCGATCAGCCACATCTTGGCGCCGTGCACCACGACCTGGCCCATCCAGTTCACGTCGACCAGCGTTGGCTTGACCGCGAGAATCGGCTTGTTCGAGGTCGAGGCACCCTTGATCGCATAGATGTGCCGGTGCTGGCGGGTGCGCGTGAAGTTGTACACCTCATTGGTGTGCGCGCCGCCCGAGTCGATGAACGTCGCGGAAATGCCGAGTTCACGACCACCGGCATGACGGTACTTCCCTTTTAGAAGGATGTCGAGCTTGTCCCACGTGGCCTGCTCGGTTGGCGAACTCCACACCACTTGGTAGTCGATGATCCAGTTTTCCATGCCCTCGCCCCAGGCAACCACCTTCAACTCCAGGCGGTCGTTCTGGGTATCGACCGTGCCGGCTAGGATCAGGCCGCCCATGGGCACCGTGCCGAGCTTGTAGCCGCCCGCACGCTCCTTCAGCTCAGACGCCTTTGTCTGTTCCTTCTTACGCTCCCAGCACCGCGCCAGGCGCGTGTTGTAGAACACGATCATCAGTTCGTCGCTGCCCTCGTCCAGCTTCGCGCGGGCGGCGCGGTACTCCAGCAGCAGAGCCTTCCACGGCAGCCAGCCGTACGGGGCGAACATCGCGCTGATGGTGAAGCTCTCGGTCTCGCCATCGCCGGCCACGCCGGTCGACCACTCGCCGCGCGCGAACATCCGGTTTTTGTCGGTCTCGTACATCATCGCGCCGCACTCCGCGCACGGGTAGCAAGCGCAGCCGGCATCGTCCTCCTGGAGACGCTCGAACACTAGCGGCTGCTCGTGACCGCAATGCACGCAGTCGGCTAGCGCCTCGCGCCGCGTGCCCTGCTTGAACAGGCCTTCGATGATCGAGCGGCCGGCGATGGTCGGCGAGCTGGGGAAGTAGCTCTTCCGGTTGCGCTCGAATGTGGTTTGGCGCGCCTTCGCTAGGGCGACGGGATCGCCCTCGCCGTTGACGTTGGCATCAGCGCGATCGACCTCATCGAATAGCACGCGGCGCGCCGGGATCTCGGACAGGTTGGCGGCAGCACCGGCCGTCACGATGTACAGCGACCCGCCGATGTATTCTTTGGTGTCGAGTGTGTTGACGGAATCACGCGAGCGGGGCGCCGCGACACGCTCACGCACGGGCGGCACCGCCGCGATGGTCTTGCTCACCCGTGCACTGGTACGCTTTGCCAGCTTGCCAGTCGGCATGATCCACAGGAAGTTCGCCGGCGACTGGTGCACCGAGCAGCAGAACCAGTTCAAGCCGACTTGGGTCTTGAGCATCTGCGACGCGCCCATCAGTGCTACCACCTTGCACGGATGGTTATCGGACAGGGCGCGCATTACCTCGCGGGCATGCGGCGTCCGATCGGTACGGTACTTGCCTGACTCGTTCGCACCCGATTCCTTCGGGATGATCATGTGCTCGTCGGCCCAGGCGTCGACGGTCATGTTCGGATCGGGCAGCAGCCCGCGCGCGACCGCCGGGCGCAGGATGTCAGCTGCTGGAGTCAGACCAATCATCCGGCGCGATCCTCGAGGTTCACGTCCAGGCGCTCGCCGAACGTGTGCGCCATGCTCTCAAGCAGCGCGCGCATCTCGCGCTCAATCACTTCCTCGCACTCCTCGGCGGTGCGCAGCGGCGCCACGTCGGCGGCGATGCGGCGCGCGCAGTTCATAAGCCCGTCGCGCAGCGCGCGCGCCGCCTCGAACGCGACGGCATCGACGTCAGTCTTGAGCAGGAACTGGCCGGACATCTCGGCCAGCTTGATCTCAGCGGCGGCAGCCTCCGCTGCCTCCCTGCGAGCGCGGCTCGTATCGTAGCCAGGCACCTTAGCCGGCTTGGCCTCGGACTCCACACCTCCCGCACCCGCCGGAGTGCTGGCGGGCGCCCCATTAGCCATGGAGGCAGGTCGCTTGGCGTTGGCGCGCGGGCGGGTGTACTTCTGGTACAGGTGCGTCGCGTAGTCCGGATCGACCTTCCCATCGGTCACCGGGATGCCGCACCGGGTCACCGCGTCGTACGCGGACTGGCGCGAGATGCCCATGGACTTGGCCCAGTCGGCGATGGTTGTCAGGTTTTGCGTCATGTCGATTCGTTGTCAGGTCAATTGTCAGGAAATGTTTTTCGGTTCCGCTAGTGCGATGACGGGGCCTGAATTACCCTTGCCCGCCCTACCCTGGGAAGAACCTAACCCCCGGGGGTGGGGGCTGGCCATGGCATCAACTGCCGCCACCACCCGGCCGCGGCCGGTTGAGTTCGGTCTCCCAGTGCACCGGGAAGCGCGCGTCGATGGTTGCCTGGCCCACCTCGTGGAAGCGCAGGCGCTTTTGGTACTGGGTCTGCTGGACGAAGATGAAGACGGGCTTGATGGCGGTCCCGTGAGCGAACTTGCGCTTCATGTACACGCCCGGGAGCAGGCCCTTGTTGCCGTTCGGCAGAACGAAGTAGGTGACGCCCTGACGCGCGATGGTGCGGTTCGAACGCTGGCTGCCGCTGGCGCGCGACTCGTAGCCGGCACCGTGCTGCACCTTGAGCTGGGACAGCACCTGGCGGATCTGGCCGCGGCGGACGTTGCCGTTTGCGTCCAGCTCGGCGCCTGCACCAGGAACAGCGAACCAGCCTTGCGGCATCATGCCGTTCGCCTGCAGCATCCGCTCCATGCCCTTCTGACCGCGCGAACCGCCGAAGATCTGCGGTCCGAGGAACCGGTCGGCCGGCGTACCCTTGCCCCATGGGTCATCCTTGACCCACACGCGTGCCTCCAGGCGGTTCCGGTTGGCGGACTTGAGGAACGTGCCGTTCACGGCGTACGTAGTCGGGCGATCGAACACCGAGCGCATCTCGGCCTTGATGGCGTCCTGCACATCCTTGCCCGTACGCGTCAGCGCGATGGCCGCAACGACCGGACCGCGACGGCCCAGCTCGGTGATCTGGTTCGCCACCTCGGGGAAGCTGCTCTTCAAACTCATCCTCATGCCCTGCTCCTCTCAATTTCCGGCTTTGCCGCCTACTTCTCAAACCCTGCAAGTCTGAAACCCGCATGGATACTGCCTCTTGGCAGGGTATGCACACATGCAGGGTTGTTTATGATGTGACGGTAAAAAAAACACATCGCCCCTGTTACTGTTATTCGCGCCTACGTGCGCAAAACCCGGCTAACCCTACATACCCTGCTGAAACCCACTATCCATGCGGGTTTGCGGCTTGCAGGGTTTGATTACTACTCTGCATAACCCTGCAATGCGCGGTCCGCACGGACCTTGCCCAGCTCCCGGAACTTGGCGATCTGCTCGTCCAATGGGTGCGGGAAATCGGCGTTCTCGACCACGAACACCATCCTGGTCTTCTTGTGCTTGCTGTCGACGGCCACGCTCTTCTTGGCCTTGTGCTCACGCCCGCCGATCAGGCCGGCGAACTTGCACAGGGTGAGCGGCTTTTCCCCGCTCTTGTCGCACCATCGCTTGTAGATGATGTACAGGTCCTCCGACAGGCAGGAGCAGTACGGCGCATCCAGGTAGCCGTCCTTCCAGGCGCGGTGGAACGACATCCAGCCCGCCAGGCCGAACTCGATCACCCGCTCCTTCGCCAGCGTCATGGGCGGCTTGGTATGCTCGTTGAAGTCGTCCAGCGGCAGCGTCAGCAGAAAGTGGTAGAAGGCTTCGATGGCGCCGTTGGCGATCGCATCCTTAACCTGGTTGTAAAACGCCGGATCCTGCTTGCGCCTTGCCTCGATGACCATGAAGCGCCTGTCTTCCAGCTCGATCGGGATCGGCTGCGGCTCGTTCGAGAGGAACACCGAGTTCATGTGGTTGCGCTCATCCCGGGCCGGCAGGTTCTTCTCGTTGATGTTCATGGTCTTGCCGGTGATCATGTACTTGAGCGTGCCGTTGTGGCTGTACTTGTCGTCTCGCGACAGCACCTCCTCGAATAGGACGAACAGCTTCTTGCTGCGCCACGACGTGAAGGTCGAGTCCAACTGGTGTTGACTGGCCACCGTGCCGTAGTCGCCGAAGATCGGAAGCATCACGCCCTCGAAGAACAGCGACTTGCCGGTGCCCTGCTTCTCGCCGAACATCAGCAGCGCCGTCTGCATCTTGGCGCCTGGGTGCTGCAACGGATACGCCAGCCAGCGCAGGATCCACTCCATGTATTCGTCGGCGCGATCCTCGGCGTCGCATAGCGAGGCCAGGAGTGCGAGGATTGGCTTGATTAGCTCGGGATCGTGCTTCGGCTTCAGCGGCCAGCCCAGGAAGATGTTCACGTGGCTGACCGGGTCTGCCAGCTGCGTCGGGTCGAACACCAGGTTGCGCGCCTCGATGGTCTTGCGCTGTGCATGCTCCTGCCACTTGCCGGTCAACTCGGCCGTGTAGTCGGCGCGCACGGCACCAAGCGACATCACCTGCTGGCCGATCGCGTCCCACACGGTCTCGGTACCGCGCAGGAGCGTGAGGTTGTCGAGCATCTCGCCCAGCTTGCCGCCACTTCCGTTGCCTTCGACGGCCTTCCCGCCCACAAGGGTAGGAAGGGAATCGCGCAGAATGGTGCGGCGATTTGGGGCCTTCTCCCAGCTGGCGGCCAGTTCCTTGCCGACCCACGCCGTGAACGCCGACTTCTTCAGGCGCTGCTTGCGCCGGCTATCCCACACGTCGGTCGTGGGGTAGATGAGCTGAAAGTGTTCCAGCAGGATTTCCAGCGTGGGCGCGCGCATGTCGGCCTGGATATCCTGCGACTCATCGGCAGGAGGCGCGTCAGGCAGCGGTGCTTCGCTCAAGTAGGCTGGAGGCTCTTCGCCCGCCTCCGACGGCTGCGGTCCCTCGGTAACAGTGAGGGCACGGGAGCGCGCCGCCAGTATCTGCTCACGGACGACGTCCAGAGATTCGGCCAAGTACAGGTCATTGAAGTCGGATTCTTTGCTGTCGGCGGCGCGGCTGGCAAATACGGGGAGCACCACGGACGCATTGCCCACAGCACGAGCCGCCGCACGCGAACGGGACACGCCAGCGTTCTCGAACTTGAGCTGCTGGACGCGGCGGCCCGCGCGCACATCGGCCTCAATGTAAGGCGTCTTGGTCGAGTCCTCGCGCCATGTGGCACGGACGCAAACGGTGTCGCCGCAGGCGCTCACCAGATCGTGGTCCTCGCCGTCGATGACCGGTTCCCACTTGGTGTCGTACTCCTTGAGCAGGAACTCGCCGAGGCGCGCGACGACGCGCATGTCGTCGTCGGCGAGGAACAGCAAGTGAGCATCGGGGAAGTCGGCACGCAGCTGCTTTGCAACCGGCAGCAGGTTGCCGGCATTGAACGCGACCATGGCTGGCGTGTCGAAATCGGTCGCCATGCGTGCCGTCTCGCAGGTCGCGTAGCCTTCGCCGATTTCGATCAGCCGCGTTTCCGCGCTCAGGCGACCGAGCAGGCAGGCACCGCCAACCATATCGATACCACTACTGAACCGCTTCTCACCGTCCGGCTGAATGCGCTGGAGACCGGCCAGTGCGGCACCCGCTTCGCTATACTTCATCACCGGCACCAGCAGAACGCCATCCTGGTCGACGCGCGTTTTCTCACTCTGGACGCGCTTTCGTGCCAGGTATGCCGACGGCTGGTCACTGTCTGCCGCCTCGGCCCACGCCTGGCGGGCGCGGCCGGCTGCCAGCTCGGCCTTGCGCTGCTTGCGCTCCGCCTCCGCGCGTTCGTGCGCGGCCTGCTTGCGCTCGGCTTCCGCTCGCTCTTCCGGCGACAGGCCGGCCCAGTCCATTGTGACCGGGATCGAGTTCGGGTTTTGTCCTTGCCAAACACCGAAGGCGCCAGTCACGATCTTGCGGCCCGACTTGAGCTCAATCTCGCGCAGGACGTACCACGCCTTTTTCTTTGGGCCGAACCGTTGTGCTTTGCCGTTCAGGACGGGATGGCCGTCCGGCAGCCGGGGCAAACCCTCTGCCGCCATTTGCTGGATGACTTCCTCACGCGTCAGCATGATCTGCTCCCTTCATCGCGCGGGCCTCGGCCAGCATGCATTGCAGGTCCGCAAGAATACGTGCTTTCTCCGCTTGGCTTCGAGGGGCAGCGGTGTCAGCGCACAGCTCCCACACTGCCGGGATCGCGGGTTCGAGTTGTTGCAGCTCAGCTGTCATTGGAACGGTTCGATGGAGCGCCCGCCACTGCTGGCCGGCAGTAAATCTGGAACATCAGGGCCATTAGCTCCTGGGTGGTCTTGTGCATCTGCTGGCCGATCTCCTGGAGGTCTTCGCGCTCACGCCCGTCAATCTCACCGTCGGCGATGGCGGCCGTGTAGGTAGCCGACAGTCGGCCCAGTTCGACGTACAGTTCGTGAAATTTAGCCTGCAGCTCTTCGCCGCTCACGCCGTCGCCTTCCGGCAGCTGGATGAAGACGCCGCCACTTGCAGCTGCCACGGCTTGGGCGAAATGCGTCGTGCCGGCATGCGCTTGGATCAGCAAGGCAGTGGTGACGCGCATGCCGCTGCCTTTGACTTCGTACACCCGCGCCTCAAGCGCCGAACGCGCCATTCCCAGCGTGGCGGCAGTACCGGCCCATCCGTGGACCTTGATCATTTCTTGGTAAGCGGACAATAAATCCACAGTGTTTCCTTCCATTCCTTGGGTAGTGCCTATCGATCAATATGGTTAATATCCAGAAACACTTTTCTAAAGAATATTTCCTATGAGCAATTTTTCTGAGTCAACTCGACCGCGCCGCCTTTCTCTAGGCCGGCCTCATGTTGCTCCGCCGGTAATCTTTGTTCTACCGTTACGACGAGCTGGCAGCAGGCGCCTTATCGTCCTTACGTCGCGCGAACTCGCAACTACCTTCCGCAACCACTCGCTCACGATGAAGTTCAAGCAAACGGTTTCCTATCGACAACGAAGGACGTGAGCCTCGGCTGCCCTTTAGAAAAGCACTGATTGTTGGCTGGCTACACTTGGCCAGTGCTGCCAGTGCCTCCTGAGTCAGGCCAGTGGCGATAAGTTCGGCTGTGATCTTTTGGATGTCCATGACGCATTATTACATACGTATTGAAGATGCTCAATACCTTTGTAATGATCTTTCTTATTACAATCGTGATATGAAAACTCTTCAAGAACGCCTGATCTGGGCGCGCGCTCAAAAGGCTGAGCGCTCGGGGGCGGACTTTACCCAGCAAGATTTAGCGAGTCGAGCAGGCGTCACCCAAGGAAGCATTGCACACTTGGAATCTGGCCGAACCAAAACCTCCCGTAGCCTTACAAGGATTGCAGCAGCCCTTGGTGTCACTACCGAGTGGCTTGCTGATGGGAAGGGTGATCCATTCGCGCCAACAACACCCGATACCGAACAAACCCGATTTCCCGGCGCAATGTCCGTACGAGGGTCATCCGATGAAAGCCCTTCACACATAGCTGTGCGAAAAATAACCGAGTTCAAGCTATCAGCTGGGCTCACCGGATTCCAAGTCGAGCTTGATCACCAGAACGGTGGCATATGGGAACTGCCTACACGGTGGCTTGATCGCAAGGGGCTCAATCCAGTTCATCTGATCGCTATTGAGATCAAAGGCGAGAGCATGGAGCCGAACCTTTATGACGGCGACTTGATTGTGATCAACACAGCAGATACACGACTGGTGAACGGAGAAGTGTACGCAGTTAACTACGAAGGCGAAGCCGTTGTTAAAAGGATGATTCGGGAGGGAGGACAGTGGTATCTATGCTCGGACAATCCTGCACCGAAATTTGGACGCCGAGTCTGCCGAGGATCTGACTGCATCGTTATCGGCAGAGTCGTTCGCCGCGAGACCGACTTCATTTGATCAAGAGGACCCAGCCGTATGCGTATGCTTATCACCACTGTCACATTTACCCTGCTCGCTGTCCCGACGTTGGCCGCGCCGGCAAAATCCAGCAAAATTCCAGATGCTACAAGGATTGCTTCTGTTAAAACTTTCGTCGCAAATTCGTTGAAGGATCCAGAATCGGCGCGTTTTCGGAGCGTTAAAGTGAAGTGGGAAAATGTATGTGGAGAGGTGAACGCTAAGAACAGCTATGGCGGCTACGTAGGCTACCGTCGGTTTTACGCAATTGATTCAGTCGATGTTCACATGGAAGGTGACAGATTCAGCGAAGATCAATGGGATCGCTTCTGCGGCCCGAACGCTAGGAAGCCTGAGCCTCCTGCGCCTTATCATGAGGAGTGGATGAGCGCTCAGTAGCGCTAACGCAAACCGGCTTAGCCGGTTTTTTTTCAGAAGAATTTATTACGAACGTATTGAAGAACAAGAATACGTATGTAATAATGCGCTCATCACATTGATGGAGCGCACATGTACACCTACCGTGTCATTGTCCGGACTGCCCGCGCAGCCCACGTCTGCAACATCCCAGCCGGCTCGACCGCGGAGGCTGCTGAACTCGCCGCAACTCAGTTTGCGAGCGTCCCATGCGGTATCAGCGTCACTAATCGCCTGGTGCGCGCATGAGCTCTACCGCTACGCCAACCGTATGGCCAAAGTCCGGCAACGAACTGGTCGACAGCCTCATGAAGGCGGCTTTTGACCGCCCTCGCGATCCGCGCAGCTATCCCTACAAGCTGGGCGCCTTCAGCCTGCTCGCCAGCCGCGCTACCAACACCCCGCTTGCTCGCCCTTACGCACCAGGTACGGTGGATTTCGACGCCTTCCATGCTGGCGTGGATGAAGGTAAGGCGATTTGGGCGCGTCACAACGCCGAGGCCGCTCAATGATCCCCGCATCCGCCTTCCGCGACGCGATCAAGCGCTGCGCTGCTAATGCATCCAAAGATGCCCCGGCAGACGAAGAACGCCGCCTGGCTAATTTCGTTGCCCGGCTCTCGGCCTCGATGGAATCGCTTGGCGACCATGAACTTGACGCGATGCTCTGGGGGCTTCTGGACAGCCCCGAGCCGACTCGAGTCACCCCGGCGTTCCCGCTAATGTCCATCCAGGCGGCGTGACATGGGCTTCCTCGCTCTCTACCGCTACTACCGTTTCATCGGCAAGCCGCTGCTCCAGGCCGTGCGTCTGGCCCGTCAGCACCGCATGTCCAGGAGATAGCCATGCACCGCATCTCGCCAGATCGCGCAGCCCTCGAAATCGCGCACCGCGCGCTCGACACCGACGCCCAACTGGACGAGATGCTCAAGAACCCGGCCCTCAAGATCATCTTGGAGGTCGTCGCCCGCCGGCACATGCAGCGCCGAGCGCGGGTCGATGTGAAGAAGCTGCAGGCCAACGACCAAGATTGACCACCAGATGACAACACCGAACAGCCTCACCCCGAAAGCCGACTTCGTCTCGTTGAAAGTCGCCGCCGAGGACAAGAACAATCCGACCGTATCGAAGGTGACGGCGTTCGCGGTCGACCCGCGCGCACTAGAGGTCGAGGAAGGCTTCAACGCGCGCCCGCTGAACCTGGACCACGTGAACGAGATGGCCCTGGCGCAGCGCAATGGCGCCGTCTTCCCGCCGCTAGAAGTGCGGGTCGAGGACGGTCACATCTTCATCGTCGACGGCCACCACCGGCACGCAGCGTCGATGCAGAACATCGCTGCAGGCTTCGACATCAAGTCCCTGGACGTGCGCCACTTCCGGGGCAACGACGCCGACCGCGTTGCGCACATGATCACTAGCGCGAGCGGCCTGCCGCTCACCCCGCTCCAGCTGGGCGTCCAGTACCGCAAGCTCATCGGCTATGGCTGGACCGAGCCGCAGATCGCCAACCGCCGCGGCAAGTCGGTCCAGCACGTCAAGGACATGATCCAGCTGGCTGAAGCGAACAGCGACGTGCACCAGCTGGTCAACGCCGGCCAGATCTCGGGCACCGCGGCGCTCAAGGCGGTCAAGCAGCACGGCAGCAAGGCCGGCGCGGTCATCCAGGAAGGCCTGGAGCAGGCCCGCGCCGAGGGCAAGGAGAAGGTTACGCCGCGCGCGCTGGCGCGCCGGGCCAGCCCCAAGGTAACCGACAAGCAGATCGTCGACTGGCTCGTCGCGAACGTCAAGTTAGGCACCCCATACGCCAGCCCGATCGCCCGCCACTACGAGATCGATCTGGTCGTACCCGCAGCAGCAGAGGACAGCGACGACCTGCGCACTCTGATCACCAACGCGATTTCCCATCGCACCACCACCTGAAAGGACCACCATGGACCGCAACACCATTGGCCCCGGCTCGCCCGTCAAGTTCGACAGCGAAGCCGGCCCGCAGCAAGGCACCGTCCAGCAGATCATGCAGGACATCGGCAATGGCGCCAAGGTCGCCTTCGTGCGCGTCACCGGCACCCTGGACGGCGCGCCGTGGCGCGTCCCTGTCAACGAGCTCCAGCTGCTGGAGGCCGCATGACGACGAAGGCATTTGCCCTCTTCCTCCAGGACCTGCGCGATGGCCGTGCCCACGCCGAACTGACCGCATCGTTGGCCGAGATGCTGGCCGCAGTGAAGGAAACCGGCAAGGCGGGCGAGATCACCTTGAAGATCAAGGTCAAGCCGGCAGGCCGCGGCACCGACATCGACAAGGTGAACATCACCGATCTGATCACCGCAAAGCTACCGAAGCCAGATCGCGGCGAAGACTTCTTCTGGCTCACCGACGACAACAACTTGTCGCGCAACCATCCGCGTCAGCAGTCGCTCGAACTGCGCGATGCGACCCCATCCCAACCGCAGTCCTATAAGGAAGCCTGAACGTGAACGACAACCAGAACAATACGACCAGCATCGCCGGCAGCACCGTCGCCAGCACCATCGAGCAAACCCACTTCGACGCCACGACGATCGAGAAGATCGGCGCCCTGTCGCTGGCCGCCAGCGCGATCCAAGAGATCAACGGCACCACGCACCTGGTGATCCCGGAGGGCTTCAAGCATCTCGACCTGACCGCGACGCTGGAAACGGCTGGCGAATACCCCAAGCGCAAAACCGGCACCGTGCAATTGGGTGACCTGTCGAGCTTCAATGTCTACGTGGCCGACCAGGCCGAGCCGTACGAAACCTATATCTATGCCGACCCGGACGCACGTACGCTGACGGCTGTCCTGAACGAGCATGACAAGGAAGATGACCATGCTGGCTGGCGCGACTTCCGAGCCGTGTACAAGGCCGAGCTGAGCCGCGAGTTCACGAACTGGCTGCAGTTCAACAAAAAGCCGATGGAGCAAGAAGATTTCGCCATCTTCCTCGAAGACAACATCGCCGACGTCGTCGAACCATCGGGCGAAACTCTGCTACAGGTCGCCCTGACCCTCCAGGCCAAGACCGAAGTCAACTTCAGCAGCCACAAGCGCCTGGACAACGGCCAGGTCCAGTTCGCGTACAGCGAGACCGTCGACGCGCGCGCCGGCACCGGCATGATCGAGATCCCGCGCGAATTCACCATCGGCCTGCGCCTGTTCAAGAACGGCGAAGGCTACAAGATCCGCGCCCGCCTGAAGTATCGCCTCGGCGGCGGCAAGCTCAAGTTCTGGTACGAGCTGGACCGCGCGGACAACGCGATCGAGGACGCCTTCCAGGCATACATCAACCAGGCGCGGGAGAACGGTTTCACCGTCCTCATCGGCAAGCCGTAAGCAGAGTCCGCCGTGCGTCGATTCCATCGCCAACCCGCGTTCCAGGCCAAGGCCAATGTGCCGATGGTGACGGCTACCCGCGACCGGCTCGCACTGGAGATCCGCATGGCGGGCGAGCTGCTCGCCCTCCGTCCGACCGTCGACGCCTACAACACCCTGTCGAAGATGCTGGCCGCGCTCGATCGCGCCGGCATGCGCCCAGAGCTCCTGGCGCCCGGCACCGCGCTGATGAACAAGATCTGCGATCGGTACGAGCAGTCTGGTGCGATCACCGTGGAGTGCGAGGAGGCCGCAGGCCTGCGCCAGGTCGTCGCGAACATTGACGCCGCGCTGCACCGCGTGCCGCTGCAGCGCTTCAACCGCGCCGTGGCCGAAGTCGAGGCGTTCTTCGCCCTGAGCGAACCAACCACCAACGAAAAGAACTTATGAAGCGTGACGCATTCACCATGCAGCTGGGCTTCGGCCACGAGGGCATCGCCGACAACTTCGCCGGTGGTGGTGGCGCCAGCGAGGCTATCCGCCAGGCATTCGGCCGCGATCCAGACATCGCCATCAACCACGACGGCGAGGCGTTGTCGATGCATGCCGCCAATCACCCGACCACGCGCCACATCCGTGAGGATGTCTTCCTGGTCAACCCGCTACGCGAAATAGGCCACGGCCCGCTCGGCACCGCGTGGTTCTCTCCGACATGCACGCATTTCTCGCGAGCGAAAGGTTTCAACATCCTCGACCAGACCACACGCGGCCTGGCATGGGTGGTTCTCAAGTGGGGCGTCGTGCTCGCGCCGCGCCTGATCTTCCTCGAGAACGTGGAAGAGTTCCAGACCTGGGGACCACTGGACGAGAAGGGCCGACCGATCAAGGAACACAAGGGCCGCACCTTCGAGGCATTCGTTTTGGCCCTCACCACGGGCCTGCCGAAGGACCACCCCGACATGGACGAGATCCGCGCTACGCTCGGCGACGACTTCCCGATCGAGCGCATCGCCGCCGGCCTTGGCTACAAGGTCGAATGGAGAGTGCTGCGCGCCTGCGACTTTGGCGCCGGAACGATCCGCAAGCGCCTGTTCATGGTCATGCGCCGCGATGGCATCGCCATCCGCTGGCCGGAACCAACCCACGGCGACCCGAATTCGAAGGAGGTGAAGTCCGGCAAGCTGCTGCCGTTCGTGACGGCGGCGGACTGCATCGACTGGTCGATCCCATGCCGCTCGATCTTCGATCGCAAGAAGCCCCTGGCAGACGCGACCTTGCGCCGTGTTGGTCGCGGCTTCGAGCGGTACGTCAAGGATGCGGCACAGCCCTACATCGTGGGGTGCGGGGGAGCTGCCTACGCCGGCAAGCCAGCCCCCACGAACCAGCCTTTGGGCACGCTGACGACCGAGAACCATCGCGCCATCGTCGTGCCCTCGCTGGTCCAGTACTACAAGAGTGGCAGCCAGAACGTCGCGATCGACCGGCCCGCGCCAACCATCGTGACGAAGGATCGCGTTGGCGTGACCTGCGCATACCTGGCGAAACACTACGGCGGCGTCGTGGGCGCGAGCGTCGAGCAACCAGCGCCGACCGTGACGACGACCGACCACACGTCGCTGGTCACCGCGCACCTGGTGGGCATCGACAACAAGAGCAACGGCGCCCGCGACGTATGGGACGTGGCGCGCCCGCTCGGCACCATTGTGACCGAGAACCGCCATGCGCTTGTTACCAGCAACCTGGTGAAACTACGCGGCACCAGCACCGCTGCAGCCACCAACGAGCCGCTGGCTACGGTCAGCGCCGGAGGGATGCACCACGCAGAGATGCGCACCACCCTGACGCATCCAGGCCAGTGTGTCGAGCGCCGTGAAAAGATCCGCGCGTTCCTGCGCGAGTACTGCCCCAGCCTGAAGGATGCCGTGCAGCCCGAGCTGGTGACGATCAATGGCGAGCTGATGGAGGTGGTCGATATCGGCCTGCGCATGCTCGTGCCGCGGGAGCTGGCGAATGCGCAAGGCTTCCCGCCAGACTACAAGCTGGATCCACTCCACACCAAGATCGACAAGCGCGGGCGCCTGGTGACGAAGCCGCTGTCGACCTCGGCACAGGTGCGCATGATCGGAAATAGCGTGTCGCCGCCGCCGGCCGTTGCCCTGCTGCGCGCCAACAACGCTCACGAACAGCTGATGGCGAGGGCGGCATGAGCAGCTTCGGATCCACAAGCCGGCTCAGTTCGGACCTGTACCGCCAGCAGACCGCGGCTGCGCGCCCCATCACCTTGCGCCGCCGACGCTGTGCATGCGGGAAGGTCGTCACGGCCAAGCAGCTCGTCCAGTACGGCGCCTGCGCCTCGTGCGTGCGAGCCGCGGCCAATCAGGTCAAGGAGGCAGCGTGACCGGGCCAGTACAAACGAACCAAGACGAGCCGAACGACCCGGCCGCCTACCGTGCGCATCTCTTGCTGCTCAAGTCGATGCATTGCGCGCGACCAGTGCTGTACCAGGGGAAGAAGCAGTTCATCACCTGCCTGACCGCCAATCGCGACGGCGGGCGCATCTCGATGACCGTGTACCTGGCTGGCATAGTCGGCGGCATCGACAGCAGTGAGATCGAAGTACGACCAACGAGTAAGGAAGGAACCCCAGCATGACCCATATGACATTGCAGGCGGTACGCCAGCTCATCGCCAACGACTCGTACGCGATCACGTTCCAGTCGGTCGAGCAGTACCGCGCCACCCTGCTACGCCACGTAGATAGCTTAGTCGACGGCGCCCAGCAATACGCTTCGGGCGGGACCGTACCGGCCGAGCTGCGTCTGCTCGGCGAGGGCTTTCGTCCGTTCTCCGCCCCAGTCGCCCAGCAAGCCGCAGCACCTGGCGCGCTGGGCGCCGACGCGCACATGACCTCGTACCAGCAGGGCTATCAGGCCGGTATCGAAATGGGCAAGGCCATGGCCGCCGACGAGGCACCGAGCGCCCCCGGCACACCGGGAGCGCCGGCCGAAGACCACAAGGGCATCGCGCTGTGGCAGGCGACGATGCGTGCCTGCGGCGAACTGCCGGAAGGCTACGAGGTGCGCATCGAGCTGGAGAATGGCTGCGGCATGGCGGTCTGGTACGACGACGAGGGCGAGCGCCATGTGATCGACGGAGAGGGATACTTGTCCGACGATGTGAATGAAGCCGTGGACGCGGCCATCAAGCGCGCTGCCCAGCTCGACGGCGGCCAGTGAGGAGAGGGAGTCGTGAAACCAATTTATTTGGAACTGGACGCGGTCGCTGGAGCGGTTGCGCTTGCCGCGTCTACCGTGCAGCGCCTAGTGCGAGAAGGATGCTTCCCGAAGCCAAGGCAATTGTCAGGCCGCCGGGTAGCTTGGCTGGTCAGGGAGGTTGAAGAATGGGCAGAAACGCGACCGATCTCTGATCTTCCGCCGCCCCCTAATACTTCGCGGAGAAGCAACCAGTGAAAGAGCCGCACACATAGCCATATTACGCTGCCACAAGCTTCCTAGAAATACCTGGATCCAAATCAGCCGCCGAAAATTTTTCTTCCGCAATAGCCTTTTGAAGCATCGCTCGACAAGCACTCATCGTAATTCTCTTTTCCTGACCCATCGATAGTAAGCGCTGCACTATCTCTGCCACTTTCTTAAGACTGTCCAAGTCCAAATCAGAAATGTCTCGATGAAGTTGCTTCAAACTTTCAGGACCCGCATTCGGGCGCGTCGCAACAATACTCAACCCCGCCTTTTCGATTTCGCTTACAGGAATAATGACCAAATCAACCGTAGCGAGCTTGTTCATGTTTGCCAGCATAGCGAGTTTCGCTTCCTCGAGATGGTCATCATCCTCTGCGTACCATACCGAAAGTTCGCTTGCATTCGGACGTATGCAACTCGCCACTACGTCCGCCTTAATCCTCTCCCCCTCAACGTCTGATCCTACCCAACGAGCCCGTTCAATTTTTCGTACAATGTAGGTCATCTTCCCGCACCGAGATCCGCAATAACCTGCTTGCGATATTCATCCAACCAGGGCCACGGGCACTCAACAGTCGCAAGAACCCTTGCACCCTCGGGATGACCCCAGGTCTCATATGCGCGAATTGCTGCTTCTTTAACGTCAACAGCCACATTCGACACTGCGGCAAGCGCTAGGACCTGACCGTATGGGCGGACATCTTCATACCTAAGGGCACCAACCGCGTTTAGGAGGGCAACCATAACCTTAGGATTTCCAGCTTGACTTAGAGAAATTCCTTGAATCAACTCACCGAGGATGCCAGGATACTTTTCGGCGAATTCGGCGACAAAGCGCTCTGATGGCGGCGTGTAGCCATACTCAAAGTGCTCATGTACGGCGACATCGATAAACTTATCGTGCGCGTCCTCATAAATTTCACGCCGCTTCGCACCTGCCCCGGTAAGGTAAATGCTAGAGTTTTCTTCCAACTCAGAATTTACATTAACCGCATTAGCCCGAAATTCCGAGCCAGCGGATGCGAAAATAACGTTTGGCGAATCGCTCAAGCGAGTAAACGCCGCAAAAGACTTTCCTGTACCAAATCTAATTTTAACATTTCCACGCTCAAGGGATCCTTGCCATTGAGATGCCGGATCTATTAAAGTGGTATTAATTACGTCCATGGAAAAACTCCATCAATTATCAGCTCACTAAACTTGGAAAAAAGCTTTCTCCGACTGAATGATGCCATTGAGCGAATTCAAGGTTGCTTCAATGTTCGAGGAGTTAAAGCGAGACGACATATTTTCGGGACTGGTGCTAATATCATAAAGCACCTTAACTCCATTTACCGGCTGTATCTTATTATTCATTACCATCATTAGCCCAGGAGCGACCATAGCCTCTAAGCATATATTGTACTTCTCATCATTAACAACGCGCGGCTCGACCCACCTTGCCATCCACTCATTCGGATTTTCCCCACTGTGCGGAAGTAATCGCAATCGGATTTCTCGCTCTATCTCAACTGGTAAGCTTTCAAGCAGATAATCTTGGACCAGCCCAACCCGAGTAAACTTCAGGCTACCTTTCTCGATTCTCGACAAATAGTCCAGCACCTCAACGATGAACGGCGCAATATCGGAAACTGAAGGCATAGTATTGACTATGTCGATACGATCTGACGCAAACTGAATTTGGGTATCAGAGCCTCGGGATAGTGTGATCTTCTGAATACTCAGACCGGAAACTAAATCATTAGTGTTGATTACCTGAGGCATAAAACCCAACGAGGCAAACGCTTCGACGAGTTTTACAATTGTTTCTGGCGTCGGAGGGAAGTGAAACGAGCCGAAGAGGGCCACTTGGTTCTTGAGCAGTCTAGGTTGCATGTCTATCTCTTGGAGGTCACGGAATGAAAATTCCCGGTTAGCGTAAATCATACACTACAGCAGCAGCTCGCTCGTCGGCTCGCCCGCCGTCTTTAGGTTCGATCAAAGCGATCATTCGAGTGGGGACATACGAAGCGACCACAGCTTCCTAGTTTAGCGTGCTAGCGCTTCGTAATGTTCGCTAAGCTTGCCAAGCCAGATGCGTCTCTCGATATCGTATCGATGCAAGTTGTACACGCCCTCAATGCCAGTTGGCATGTGGCCAACGACAGCTTCCGCAATATCAGCACTACACCCGAGTGCCGTTAGCTGCGTCCTCCCCGTGCGCCGCAAGTCATGCACTGACCAGTGCGATACTGGAAGGCGGGTTCGCTCATATGACGGCCTAGTATTCGAGTATGGCTGGCGCACCCATACCATGGCACTGATAGCCTTCTGCTCGACATGGCCGCTGCGTCCGGTTGAGGGGAAGATATATCCGCTTTCTACCGCCTGCATTCTTCGCTGTACGATGACAGCCGCCCGACCGACAAGCGGGACTCGCAAATCAGTCGCACCGTCTCGCCAAGAATTCTTGGTTTTTTCTTTGGGTATCGTCCACCACAGCCCATCCTTCTCGCGTGTAATTTCACTCACTTCCATCTCAAGGATCTCGCTCCCGCGCGTACACGTCCACATATAGAGCGTGACCACGTCCTCCACAAGGCGCGAGAAGTTCGGTAGCCACTGTATTAGTTGGCGGATCTCCGCTGGGCTCAAGACGCGCTTCGCGGTTCCAACACGCTTTCCCTCACGCATTCGCCCCTTGCTGCGAAGCTTGCCCTTCATGATCTGACGCCACCAGTTAGGCACTTCGGAATCGAGCCTGCCGGCGTCGTGCGCATACTCCCAAGCGGCGCCCATCTCCATCCGAATACGTGCGGCCTGTACAGGTGTATCCAGGTACGCCTGCAGCAGGTCGAAAGCTATCGCGCGCGACACCCTTGAGGCGTCCGTATCAGCGAAATCAGGGTGATCGGCAAACACCTTTTCGATGGTGCGCCGCGTCTCGTCGATTCCCTTCTGCTTACGGTTACGGATAATGTGTCCATCGAAGTACAGTTTCCAGAGCGCTCGAACTGAGAACCGGTTAGAGGCGGCCGCGCGCGTAGCCTCAACCGCTGCCCGCTCGGCCTCTCTGGCCGCGCGCCGGTCGGCAGCTGGGTCACGGCCCGACGCGCGCGCGTCACGCAGCCTCTCCCACTCAACTTCTGCACGCGCGGCGGACATCTCCGGCCAAGTACCGATCTTCACTTGGCGCATGCGTTGATCAACCGGGCTCTTGTAGCGGTAGATCCACGAACGGCTTTTCGTGGACACCTCTAGGCGCAGGCCTTGGCAGTCGGAGATGGTAAAGTGTTGGCCTGGCTGAAGTAGCTTAGCGGCGCGCGCGTCGAATAGCAT